GTCTCTATAGCTGCTGATAATGCAATACCTAATGCTCTACCTTCATCTTCATCTCCTTCTACATTAGAACCAGAAGCGTCTACATTAACAACTATATTAGTTAAACCACCACCAAGAGCTTCATTTGGTGTGATACTGCCACCTACTCCTGGTGTAAATAATTCTGGCCCTCGTTCTCCAACTATATATGGCCTACCACCCGTAACCCTTCCTCCATCTGCCATTCCACTAATAGATGGCATCTGGATATTAAATAAGTTTTGAAATAGACCTAAAAAGGATTTTTGTAAACCTAAAGCAAATATTTGTGCAGCAAGATCTAAAAAGTAATCACTAATTCTATTTAACATACTTCTAAAAGCATCTGAAACTGTCATTGTTCCCTTAACAATCCCTTTAAAGGCATCTTCAAAACCTAGTTTCATTTCTTTACTTACATCAATAATTATTCTTTGAGCTTTTTCTAGTTTTTTCAATTCTTCTTCTGGTGCTTTAAACTCTTCTAAAAACATTAAATTCTCTACATTTGCACTAAGAGCATCAACTAATTCTTTTGCTTTAACAGTACTTAAATCAAATTCTGCTGGAAGTTTATTTAATGCTTGTTGCAATAATAATGTATCTCCTAAAATTTCCTTTAAACGAACATCAATTTGTTGTTTTGCACTTACACTAATTAACCTTTCTCCAGTTCTTGAAAAAGTAGTATTTTTAGGATCATTTAATATTTTTTGAATCTCTTCATCATCTTTTATCACCTGTCTAATAACTTTTTCGAAATCTTCATTAAAAAATGTCTGAATTTGTAAATCATTTAATGCACCAAAAACTTTTCTAACTGAACTAACTCCAACAGTTTCAAATTTCTTTAAATCATTTTCAAATCTAGTTTGAAATCTTTCAGACTGTTCAGAAGCTAATAAAGAATTTTTAATAAACTCGTTTGCAGCTTCAGATCCTTCTGTGCTTAATATTTTATAAGCTTCAAATTCTTGTCCTAATGTTAATTTCTCGCTTAATGTTTGTATTCTATTTAAAGTACTTGAAAAATCATCTAATCCTACAGTTGCATCAAATGTTGCTCTATCTCCAAAAATTCTTGCTAAATTTAAACCTCCGACATCTTGAAATTTACCAAACTCTTTTGTTACTTGAATAGCTTCTTCTTTTGTAATCTTTAGATCTTTTGCTAATTGTTTAATTTGTGTTCTAGTAATTTTAGTATTAATTCCTTGATTTTGTAATTCTACATTTAATTCTTTTATTGCTTTTCTAAAATCTATTATTTTTTGAATTTCTTGAGCAGCAGCAGTAGCAACAATAGAGCCAGCAAAACCAAATCCAGGAGATAAAGCACCTCCAGCTAAACCTCCAATACCACCAGCAGCAGCACCTAAACCACCTTGACCAAATAATAAAGGAAAACCACCACCAATTAGACCACTTTGCAAACCACCTCTAATTCTTCCAGAAACTCCAGTTTGAGAAGCAAACATACCTCTAGGATTAGCTCTTCTTCCAATTCCAAGTCTTTCTGGAAGTGTAAGCCTTTTTTGAGGAGGAGGTATCATAGGTGCTTCAAAAGCATCTCTAGTAGCTTGTTGACTTAATATTTGTGATGATTTTTTAGTAAATGCAGAAATATTTTTAGTATCTTTTTGAATTTTTGTTGCAGCTTTACTAAATGCTAAAAATCCACCCTCTGATCTAATTGGTTCTACTGGCCCTATTCGACCTCCTATTTGTCCAAAGTCTCTACCAGAAACCCCACTAAACACATTTCTAAATTTAGCTCTTCTAGAAGCTAAAATATTTTCTTCAATTCTACTCTTAACATCAAATATGTTTCCTCTAACATCAGAAGTTAAAGGACTAAATTGACCTCTTAATTTTAAATCATTTACAGCCTGTGCTGTTTGTCTATTTAGTTCGCCTTGTATTTGTAATTTTTCATTTTGTTTTGCTGCTGATTTTATTTCTAAAGCTAATAATGCTTCTTGTAATTCAAGTTCTTGTCGTTTTGTAGATACAATTTTTTCTGCTAATATTTTATCTGCTGATTGAGAAAACTTTAAAAAACCACCTGATGTTTGTTGAATTGGTCTATTTTTTCTTGCATTTCTTTCAATAGATTTTAAAACAGGATCAACTGCTAATCCTCTTCCTTGAGCAGACCTAACACCTGTTAATAATTTATTTCCTAATGATAATTCTTTATTTAATTCTTTTTGTGCTGCAACTAATTCTTTCGCAGCTTTTTTTTGATTAGATGTACCTATAGCAGCTTCATTAAAATTTTTCTTTGTATCCCCTACAGCTTTACTTAAGCTATTAAAACTTCTAATAACTAAATCATTATTCTTACCTAATAACTTCATATTTATATTTACTACCTTACTTATCTCTTCTGTCTGTTTTATTTTCTTATTAAATGCGTCTAATTTTTGAGCACCTTTTAAAGCAACAGCAATATCAACAGTATAATTAGCCACTTGATATTAAAATTAAAACATTTCTTCTATATTACCTTCTTTTGCCTCTTAAGGCATTAGTTTTTTGTGCTTGTTCTTGTTGTTTTTTATATTCTTCATGTTCAATTTCATTATATGCAGCCCAACCTATCATCTCTTCAATAGTAAGAGTCTGACATAATTCAGCAACAGTTTTATGTAATTGTTTAGCTAATCCATAAATAAACTGCCAATCTTTATTAGCTTTTTAAATCGGCTTTAGCCTCTTTAACCTCCTTGTCAGCACCAATAGTAATCATTGAAATTTGTATTTCTTCAAGAATTGATGCTGAAATTTCTCTTCTTAATGAAGCCTTATCTCCATCTTGAAAAAGTCTTACTCCATCTTTATCTAATGCTTTTTCAATCATCATCTGCAAAGCATAATCATTAGTATCATCAGTTTTTGATTTTGCTTGTATTGCCTCTCTTTCTGCAATAGTTAAAGGATGCCAATAGATGCTAAGAATAATCTCATCATTCTGTTTTACATCATGCTTGTAAAGTTGAGAAACTCCAAACTTGTTCTTTAAAAGATCAACTGCTCTAGTCATGTTAATGTATAGCTATTATCATTATACTAAGCGTTGGCAGTAAATTGACAAGATATTAAGCCTAAAAAATGTGAAGAATCATCACGTTCAATCGGTGTGACTCCAACAACATCAAGAACTCTTGGAGTACAACTAAATGTATCGGTATAGTTAGAAGCATTAACGGAAGTAAGTCCATCAATAACTGCCTCTCCTAAAGCAGATAAAGTTGAACTACCTTTTCCTCTTGGAACATAAATATTACATTGAATAACACCAGAATAAAAATCCTGTGATGCACCTTGAGTTTGAGTTGTTGCCTGTGCAAAATCAACAGACATAACAATATATTTTTTAGTTTTACCAG